GGTTTTGTTTCTGACGACCCTTATGAAAGGTTCGAGATTCAATCAAACAATGCTGGAGCTTCAGCAGTAACTGATGTAGGTAAAACTGCAGACCTTGTTTACGCAGCAGGATCTTCACCAGACTATATCTCAGGAGTAGAGTTAAATGACGCTACTTTAAATACTACTGCTCAACAATTAAAGATCATGGGAGCATCTAAAGATCCATCAAACAATACGGTAGCATCTGCTAACGTTAATTGGGTTGTTGTGATTGCAGAACATGAACTTAAAGTAACAACTGGTACGTAAGGAGTATAGAACATGGCGATATCAAGAGGACAACTAGTTAAAGAACTAGAACCAGGTTTGAATGCACTATTCGGACTGGAATATAAACGTTACGAGAATCAGCATGCTGAAATATACACTACTGAGTCTTCAGACAGAGCGTTTGAAGAAGAAGTTATGTTATCAGGTTTTGCTCAAGCTCAGACTAAAGCAGAAGGAAGTGGAGTTGTTTTTGACAATGCTCAAGAAACTTTCACTGCAAGATACACACATGAAACTGTGGCTCTTGCTTTTGCAATTACTGAAGAAGCTATTGAGGATAACTTGTATGACAGACTTGCTAGTAGATATACAAAAGCGTTAGCTAGATCTATGGCGAACACTAAACAAGTTAAAGCGGTACAACCATTGATTAATGGTTTCGGTACATTCACTTCAGGTGATGGTTCTGCATTATTTGCAACTAACCACCCAACTGTAAGTGGAACTGTATCAAACACATTAGCTGTGGCTGCCGACTTGAACGAAACTTCATTAGAGCAATCATTAATTGACATTGCTGCAATGACAGACGAAAGAGGTCTAAAAATTGCTGCAAGAGGTGTTAAGATGGTTATCCCTTCTGAACTTCAGTTCACTGCTGAGAGACTTATGAAGACTCAAGGTAGAGTTGGTACTGCTGATAATGATATCAATGCAATCGCATCAATGGGAATGGTTCCTCAAGGTTATAGAGTGAACAATTTCTTAACTGATCCAGATGCATTCTACATTATCACTGATGTACCTAATGGTATGAAGTACTTTGACAGAGCAGCAATTAAAACTGCAATGGAAGGTGACTTCGACACTGGTAACGTAAGATACAAAGCTAGAGAAAGATACTCATTTGGTGTATCTGACTATAGAGGTATTTTTGCATCACCAGGTGCATAATAATTAGAAATTTTGAGGCGGACACAGTTCCGCCTCATTATGAAAGTAGAAAGGAATTTCATGAAAAATTTTACAGTTACTATAAATGCCTACGACCACTACGCAAAATTTAAAGTATTATCAGAAGATAACGCGGTTTCCCTTGAACAAGCTATAGTTGACAAACTAGGAGAAAATGTTATAAAATGGGAACATATCGGAAGTAAAGTATTTGCTTCTGATAAATACAGAATAACCTATGAGGAGGTTATAGATGATACAAGACCTATACAAACAAAAAAGGTCCTTGGAGTTGAAGTGGGAACAGGAGCATCTGTCTAACGATAGATATACTCTTGAGATGGTTAGAATTGACGATATAGTCAAAAAGATCATTACAGATATTAAGCTTGAAGAAGCTAAAATTGCTCACTTAAAGAACAGTATTGAAGGTTCTGCTCCTGAAGTTTCAGTAGCTACTTAATCAAAAGCTACATCGTTGGAAAAATTCCACTCCACACTGTAGGATTTCTTGCACTCTATTTAAAACTAGTATATAAATTACTCACTATATAAATTAATTAGAACATAGACGCGTATAGTCGACGGCCTAGAGACTATGTTCAGAAACTAGGAGGATATAATTATGGCAAATACTACATTTACAGGACCGGTCCGATCGGAAAACGGTTTTGAACAAATAACAAAAAATGCAACTACGGGTGCAGTCACTGTAGGAACTTCTTACAGCAACATTATTACTGGAAGCACTCAGTCTTTATCAGGAGCGGGAGCTGTTAATCTTACAGATCTTATTACTGAAGTAACTACAACTGGAGCAGATGCATTAACTCTTGCAAATGGTGCAGCAGGTCAAGTTAAAATCATTACAATGATTGTTGATGGTGGAGATGGAACTCTTACTCCAACAACTCTTGCAGGTGGTACTACAGTCACTTTCAATGACGTTGGAGATGGTGTAGTTCTTGTTTACGGCACAGCAGGTTGGGTTGTTGTAGGAAACAACGGCGCAACAATAGCATAATAATTAATTTAGTGTGGGCCTCCGGGCCCACATATTAATTTTAAGGAGAAAAAATTATGGCATCAAAAGGTGATATACAAGCAACTAGATCTTCAGCAGCAGCAGGTGCCGCAGCAATAGTTGCTCAACCTATTAGATTAAGAGCAATATCGATTGCATCAGATGGAGGTGGAGCAGGTGTTTTAGAGCTTACAACTACTTCAAATTCAGGAACTACTTTATTATTCGCGGATGTTCCTAGTGGAGATGTTTACACGTTAAATTTTCCTGAAGACGGAATTTTATTTCCTAAAGGTGTTTTTTGTAAAACAAAAACAAACGTCACAGCTTATACACTATTTACTGATAAATATTCTGGTCCAGGTCTAACAAGTTAGAGGATTAAATGGGTTCTGCTAATACACAAGCAACAAGGTCTACCCTTCAAAGTGTAGATACTACGCTATCTGAAAATATTAACGCAACACAGAATTATATTCCTGTTGCCAGTACCACTAACTTTTCAACTAGTGTTGTTGCGGAGATTGAATCAACTAATGAGGTTGTGAGTTTTGATACAATTACTATACAAAAATTAAAACAAACTGGTTTTGCTAGTTTATGGCCTTTAAGAAGAGCTACAAAAACCTTAAGCGCTGGAACAGCACCAGATGGAACAAATACAGCAGTTTCAATAGTTCCTACTGTAGATAACAACACTCATAGAATTGATCAAAACCCTGCGGGATTAGCTTCAAGCACTGAATATACTTTCAGTGTTTATGGAAAACAAAATGGTTACACAGGTCTATCTTTAACTGTTGGACAAGGGTCTAACGTTCCTCAACATACCACTGCATATTTTGATTTAAATTCTGGAACGGTAGCATCAACTGTATCGGGAGTAAGTGCAGCTATACAAGATGCAGGTAATGGGTGGTTTAGATGTGCTATAACATTAACAACTCCAGGTTCTGTTGTTGTTGACGGAATTTTAATTGGTGTAGGTTCGGATTCTTCTACTTTTTCTTTTGCAGGAAATACAACTGATGGAATTTTAATATGGGGACCACAGCTAGAAATTTCTTCAAGCGTTACAGGTTTTTTACCAAACGAAACTAATTCAACAACTTATCCAGGTTTAACAACAGTTACAAGAGGTGTAAACGAAACAACTGCACAAGCAGCAAATTCTGGTGATTCAATTCAACAATTACCTTATGCATTGGGAAGTCTAGACATGCCCGTAAGATTAAGAGCAATTTCTGTTTCTCCAGATGGAACAGGTAATGCAAGATTAACTTTATGTGATAACAACGGGGATACTTTATGTGATGTAGATATACCAAATGCAAAATCATATACTTTTAATATGCCTGAAGAGGGAATAATATTTCCAAATGGGGTATTTATATCAAACACAGATAATATAACAGCTTATACTGTATATACTGAAAAATATTCAGGACCAGGTTTAACAAGTTAGGATAATTATGGCTAATACTACTTCCGGAACTACAATTTTTGAAAAAGGTTTTTCTATATCAGATATAGTAGAAGAAGCTTATGAAAGAATAGGAATACAAGGTGTATCCGGTTATCAATTAAAAGGTGCAAGAAGATCATTAAATATTTTATTTCAAGAATGGGCTAATAGAGGTTTGCATTATTGGGAGATTGCAAACAATTCAATTACATTAGTTAATAATCAATCAGTTTATACAATGTTTAGAGCTCCATCTGATGGAACTTCTTCTGCAACAGCTGTATATGGTGTTGATGATATTTTAGAAGCTAGTTATAGAAATGCACAAAGTATTGATACACCTCTTACAAAAATAAACAGATCTACTTATCAAGCCTTGTCTAATAAATCTTCTACTGGAAGTCCTTCACAATATTTTGTTCAAAGATTTATTGATAAAATTACAGTTACTTTATATTTAACTCCTGGAACTTCAGAAGCTGGAAACTTTTTTAATTACTATTATGTAAAAAGAATACAAGATGCCGGAGACTATACTAATGATGCAGATGTGCCTTATAGATTTGTACCTTGTATGGTAGCAGGACTTGCTTATTATTTAGCTGTTAAATTTTCTCCAGATAGAATTCAAGTTTTAAAAATGTTATATGAAGATGAATTACAGAGAGCTTTACAAGAAGATGGTTCTTCATCAAGTTCATTTATAACGCCTAAAACTTATTACGAAGGATTGTAATGGCAAAATTATCTAGAGGAAAACATGCACAAGCAATATCTGATAGATCGGGTATGGCATTTCCATATCAAGAAATGGTAAAAGAATGGAATGGTAGTTTTGTACATAATTCAGAGTTTGAAGCTAAACAACCTCAGATTCAACCAACAAGATTTACAGGTGATCCTCAAGGTTTAATGAATGCTAGACCTGCGAGAACTGAACCTGCAACAGAAAATTTATTACCAGGAAATCCATTAAGTTTAACTTCAGGATCAAGCATTGTAATAGTAACTGAACCTTCACATAGAAGATCGACAAATGATACTGTTGTTTTTAGAAATGTAAATGGAAGCCCCGGAGGCCTGGTGTATTCTTTATTTGAAAATGCTTCAGGATTTAGTATAACA